CCGCCACTACTCACATCAATCCAAACATAATACTCTGTAATTTTAAACCCAACATCCTTTGTGCTATCAGCCGTAATGCCATTAATGAAAAAATATTTACTATTTAAACTTCCGCTAGAATCTGATACAGCCCGTATCTCTGTTACTTGACGTGCTAAAGCCATTACGCAGGCTCCTCTATAGCACTCTCAGATGCCATGTCAAACTTTAAAGGTTCACCATCTAGCACTCTAGGTATTCTGATATAATCACCATCGCTATCCAATACATCGACTCTATACACTTTATTTATCCCCATTGCTTTACTTGAAGAATCTACGGCACTATCTGATAAGTCATAGAATGTTTGATTCGCTACTATATTTACTTTTGCAGACATCGACTTTTGAGAGTATTGACCAAGCTCATTAATAGCATCGTTGATTAAAGATATAATATATGTTTCTGGAGCATTGGGGAAAACCTGTCTCACCCTACTGATAATCTGTTTTACTGTTAAAGAATGTATTGCCATTATAGTAAACCCTGTAATCCTTTTTCATAGTCGCTCCTTAACTGAGCAAGTATAGGAGTGTACAACTCAACATCTTCCTCGCTCGTAAAGGCCGATTCTATGGCTTTTATACAGGCATATATTACAACTAAATACTCAGCATCGTCTGGAAAACCTCCAAGCTTAACAACATTGCCGCCCGTTGTTTCTGCTGGGTCTGCGGCCACTCCATTTATTTCAAAGGTGTTTGCATCTAATTTAGTGACGTTGCCTGTCATTCCATTTATCTCGGTCATTTCCGTAAAGTTAGACAGCTTAACTACGTCACCAGTGGAAAGACCATGACTTGACTTGGTAAAAACAGTTGGGTCTGCGGCTGTCGCAGTAACCCCACTAAGACTCGTTGTCCCAATGGTAGAGTCCCCAAATGACACTGTAGGGTAATTCAATGTTTGTACATGAGCGTTTTGAGCGTTAGTAGGTGTAGGAACAACAACTAAAATATTATTTGTAACATAGTAAGCGGGGTCTGTAACAGTAGCGGCCATCATATCGTCCGCATCTCTAATCCTTCCTTGGAGGGCTGGACTGACAGCTCTGCAAGGCTGATTAATAGTGCCATCATCCCTTGTTACACTAAATATTTCTGAGCCAAGAACGGTAAAGCTTGAACTACTGCCGTTCAAATCATTTGAAGTAGTAAATAAAGACTGCTTTGATCTGGGTAGGTAATTAAGTATTTCTTTAGCACCGTCTGTCAAGTATTGTGTAAGCTGTGCTTGAGTAGGAACACTCCCACTGCTTTCTATTGCTATGCTAGTTATAGACTCTACTTGTGCTTCAAATGTTGCCATTTATTACTTCTTTTTTCTTCTCGTTGTTGTTTTCTTCCTAGTAGTTTTCTTTTTACCACCACGTATTAAATCTGCATCTGCCTTCCTAGCACCACCCTTTCCAGTGGCAAAGCTTCTTACACGACCTGCCGCCCACTGATGAGCACTAACTCCGGGCCTAGAACCGCTAGAATAATATGCACCTAAACCCCTAGAATATACTTTAGAAAGAGTACCTTTGGATATACCAGAACTCTTAGAATACTTAGCAAGTACTGCGGCTTTACTTCCGCCTGCTTTTCTTTTTGGCTTTGCTTTTCTTTTTGTTGCTTTTCTTGCCACTTTTACTCCTTTGCTTTGATATCATGTCCATCATTGCAGGTGTCAATGCACCTTCTCTGTACATTTTTCTAGTTCTTAATATCTCATCTTGAGTTTTCTTTTTATTCTTAGAACCTCTAACATATTTTTTTGGGACTCCCCTTTTCGTCTTTGGTACCTTCTTAAACTTTCTAGCCATGTTATTTTTTCTTTCTGTTGTTGGCCCTTCTTATCGCCTCTTTTCCCTTTTTAAATATTTGCTGTTGTGTTCTTTTCCCCGCTACCTTTGACCTCTGCTCTCCGACTGTTAAAATCTGTATCTTTCGAGCAAAAGGTTTTCTAATTCTTTTTACTTTAGCCACCGTTGCTCTAGCATCGGCTGGCGTTGCGTATTTAATTCTTACTGTATCTTTTGGATTTTCATCCGTATACAATCTTCGCCCACTACCCTTTGGTTTTTTTCCTGTACCAACTTTAGGGTCTTTTTTCTTTCTAGGCATTACTTTTTTATTTTTTTAATCTTTCCATTTTTAGTTCTGGCAAACTTATGGGTTTTGGTTTCACGTATCAATGTTCCATAATGTTTTTTACCACCCCACATCCAGCTAACAGTCCTTGCCATTACTTTCTTTTTTTCTTAATCATTTTCTTCTTTTTCTTCTTCTTCATCATTTTTTTACCACCATATCCAGACTTACCATGCTTCATATTACTTTCCTTTTTTCTTTGCGTTAGAATGAGTCATTTGAACTTTAAAACTTGCCATAAGGCTTGAACCTTTATGTGCTTTGTATCCACCTCTAGGGTTCTTCATTAATTTATAACTACTACCAGACTTCATCCAGTGATATCCTTGTGGTGCTTTTACTTTTTTATTCATTTCTTCCTCTTCTTTTTAGCTTTGTTTCTTTTGCTTATCGCCTTTGCTTTTCTTCTAGCATCAGCCTTTGAACTAGCACCCCATGCTCTTAAAGACAATAGTAAACGTGTGGGTTTACCATCTTTCTTTTCAGGGCCGGGCATATTACCCATCCTAGCAAGAAAACTAGCCCTTCTAGGATTATCTCCAGACTTAACAGGAGCTTTTAAGTTTCCCCCTGTCTGCCTATTGTAACTTGCTCTACCTTTAGCGTTTAAACCACCTTTAGGGTTCTTACCTGCTTTTCTTTGCCAAGCAGGGGACTTACGCTTTTTCTTAGCTGGCATAGCCTAAATTTTTTCTCATTTTCTGTATGTTATCACCCATAGACTGAGTTGACAACTCTACATCTGTTCTCTTTCCTAGATCAGATGTCATCCATAGATTTGTAGTGAATTTACTTTCAGAAGCTTTTTTACCGCAAGACTTACAGTAAAACCAACCTTCTTTATTATCTTCGTTACAATGCATGCATTTTTTCATATTTTCTCCTTTTTAGGTTTCAGGGGCTATCTTTTATTGATAACCCCTACAGTACCTAAAACTGTTATCCTTATTGATTTGGATTATTGACTTTGCAACTCAATGTACTCTATTATGTAGCACATAGTACCAGCAGTAAAGTTACCACCTGAAGATACCGCTCTAAAATGAACGTCTGTATCAGCAGACCTGTAAGATGCCGCTAAGGTGCCTAAAATAGCAGTCCCACCTAAAGCCGCTGTTAAAACATCATCTGTAGATGATCCTATTCCAGCCGCAGTTGAGGTAGCAGATGCTTCAAGACAATCAGCATCTAAAGTACCCGTAAATTGAGTACCTCCAGCCGCTGTCCCTACGCTTACACCAATGTTTCCTGATGCATGAGCTAAAGCTGTATGAACCACTGCTGTTAATTTTGTGATTATTGAATTGGCAGGAACAGACATTGCTCCAGAATCAATATTCGCAGAACTAGCCGCAAAAGGAACCAGCTTTGACTCTACTTTAATTACACCTCTGCTAGGAGGTAGTGCTAAACTACCACTGTTTACGTTTAATACATCAGCTCTCATCTTAGACTCCTTCTAGGTTAAACAGTGCATGTGACTCAGGAAGAGTAATCTCTAGACCAGCTTCGGTCAAGATCATATCTTTTCTTAAGTCTTCATCAGCCGCTTGTACGTTAGTCATAACCTGAGTGTCACGATTGATACCGTTACCAATTAATGGGCGATAAGCAAGTTGTGTCATGTCAGCCATGAGCATAAAGCCGGATGCGATACCTCTAAACAGTGGCTCTTTGACAAGGTTTAGCTTTCCGTGAATGGTGTCAATCACCATAACAGAATGCCCAAAAGCACCTTCTCTTGAGTCAAAGTTCAATCTAAAAGGCATGTTAGCCGTTGAACCAATAGAGGCATCAAGGAATGCACCATCACCTAACTTGTTAAAGAATGTAATCACAGGTAAACTACAAAGAACTAACTTCTCTGCCATTCCACCTCTAGCTGGATCAAAAATAACCTCAAGATCACTGAGCAATCTATCGTAAGTTAATTCAGCTTGTGCAACGCTACGATGGTACGCATTTCCTGAAGAATAAGAAAATGCAGAATCGTCTGTTACTGGTGATACATTTTTAACAATGTGACCTACTAGACCTTCTGTGTACTGGATACCGCCTACACGAGCTCTTTGACCGAAGAGCATAGCCCTTTCAATGTCAATCTTGTGCTCACGTAGTTTGGTTGCCCAAATACGATTCCACTCCTCAGCATACCCACGATAGCGAGTTGCGTAAGCAGTGTTGGTCATTTCTGCCGCTGTTTTAAAAATCTGAGTGTACCCAAAGTCATCTTCTATTTCAGAAGAGAATACATCGGGTGAACCAGAACCTTCTTCATAGGAAGTACCTATGATTTGAGCTACGTCATTGTCAGCCAAAACATTACTTCCGCTAACAGCGGAGGTATCAATTACTTTACCAGTAAATGTCGAATCGGCACTGGCATGACTCACTCCTGACTCTACTCTAACTAATGCTTGACCATAGCCCGATGTTGAGTCAACCGTACCAACAGCTAAAACCATACCTTTGACAAGGTATTCTACAGCGGCTCCACCAGCAGTATCAACAGTAAATGAATACGAAGAACCTGCGGAAACAGCAGAACCACCATTCACATTACCTTTTAAAAGTAAAGAACGATCTGTAAAGCTAATTCGGTTACGGTTTTCTAAATAACGGAACACGGGGTCATCGGTAGGTGACTTAGCAACCTGATTTAGATAGACGAAAAACGGAGATTCCTCTGGAACCAATTCGGCAACCCTGTCACCGAAGTTAAATATTCGTCTTCTATCCGGTCTAAAACCTACGCTAGCATCAGAGGCTTGAGCAGAAATATCACTGGATTTTAATACTCCA